CTTCAGGCCCGAGGATTCGACCACCATTCCTACGCCAGCCGTCAGATTTGACGGCAAAAACGTATGGTTGACGGGGGTAGCTGCACGATCCGTGAGGACGATGCTTTGAAGAGCAGGCATTAGCCTCTCCTTAGAGTTGCGAGCAACGCGATTGCGTTTGCTACGTGGATTGTGGAAAACGGCGATTTAAACCAGACATCTGGCCAAGGGAGAGAGGACATCTTAGTCCTCTGATACCCAGAAGTCAAGCGTTCTGATTTACAAGAGCTCCCGCCCATGGATTCGAATCCGAATCCAGGTGTTTGGGGTTCCGACAGTTGTGAGATTGTTTCTATCTTACAGCCGTAATAGCCGTCGACGAAAGTTAGCCCAACACGTGCGGATAACGCTTCAAGGTAAGAACTGACTGGGATTAACCAGTCAACGACGAAGGAGAAGGGAATTACTTCCCAAGCAACTTCGGCGGGGTTTATTAAACCCAACCTATTGAAGATCGTTATATCCTCGCTAGAAATCCGATACCACATCTTACCGTAAAAGGTAGCTGAGGTTCGAGCATAGCGATGAGTGAAAGTACCACTAGGATCGTCGATAGTCTGATCGATCGAAGTAGAAATCTTTCTACGCACACTCAGAAGCTGTGGTTTGATATTCAAACCATTCTTCAGCGTCTGGTAGAGGTCGTAAATGTCCTGAATCAGAGGCCGCCATCCGTAGATGTACTCAAGCCAATGTTGCGACAAATTCCTTCCAGAAGGAAGGTGTAGTCGCGGATGTCTCAACAAGCTAGCAACTTTACCCCAGGACCCATGACGGGCCGCGTGGTAAGCAGCAGCTAAAGTTTTGACAGCTTCAGCTAACATTCTCACTGTTTCTTTGCCTTCAGCAAGGGCATTTCCAAGATTGACCTTACGGTCACCAGCTTTCTGAAGAAGCCCGGTATCAATCCGAGCCTTCATGGAACTGGACATCGTGGGAACGCCCCAGCTGTCGACAACGAAATCGGAGGAACTTACAGCCAACAAATGTTGCTGGCTCGGGTTCCATATCCCGCTGGGAGACCAAACGCCCGAACCGACTAAGGTTTGGCCGTCTGACTTTCTCAGAAAAC